ACTTTTCCGGAATACATTGGAATTGCTGCGATAAACATGGGTAATTTGGCAAGGTCTGCTAGAGAGGCATTACCATCGGTTACTGCGTTAAACCGCGAAATGTCTATGACGGCTGCGGCCATGGCCTCAACCGCTACAGCAGCCACTAATGCTAATTTAAGAGCCACTGCTGGCGGTTTATCGGTGGTTAGAGTGGAAGAGAGTGCGGAATTAAAAAATATATTCTATAAACTTCTGCAAAGCAATGAGCATTATGCAAATAGACTAGAAGCAGCTGCCACATCCGATACGGTTCTGCACATGAATGGTCGCGAATTCGGCCGCGCTGCAAAAACTGCTGTGAATCGTGAAATGAGAATGCAAGGTAAGGCGTTCTAAGGGAGAGGTGGATGTCGAAAGAAACGATTCAATTTTCCAGCTTTTCAGATTTTCAGAGCGACCTCCGCACTGCTGCTGAAGGTGTATCAAACTTTCTTGAGGAGGTTGGTTTAAGATCTCCAGAGCGTTCTCTGGGTGATGCATCAGATGCTTATGCTGCCGGTGGTGATTATTATATTTATTTTATTGATATTCCAAGCGGTATACCACTCAAGTTTAAAGCGTTTTTGACATCGTTTGAAGATCAATACTCCAGTCAGTGGAGGGATGCGGATACTTTTGGTAGAATGGATCCAATCTGCACTTTCCATGGTACAAAGAGGCAGATCAATTTCAGCTTTGATGTTGTGGCCGGCACTGCAGAAGAGGCAATAAGTAATTTCCACAAGAGCAGAACATTGCTATCCTTTCTTTACCCAAAATACGAATATCATGGCTCTGAGGTTTCAGCCACTTCTATGGTGGCACCGCCAATGAAAAAAATTAGATTTGCGAATTTGATCGCTGATGAAGATGCTTCAGCCAAGCATCAATACTTGGTTGGAAAATTGGGAGGATTAAGTCATCGCCCAAATATGGATATGGGTTTTTTTGAAGGTCGAGGTGAGCTTTATCCGAAAGTTAATAGTTTTACATGTAATTTCACTATTTTCCACACTCAAAAACTGGGCTTTCGAACGTCCTATACACCACCATCTGCAGAAGATACACCAAAGGCTGATGTTAATGCAGGGACAGATCCGAAAGAGCCAATTACAACATTAGATCAGAAAGATATGCAATCTGCGGGCACTGCTGCGGCTAATATTTTGAAGGGGAAATAAGCCATGGCCAATCCGGGAGATAAAACAAGCTCGAAGGAGAAAGCATCTTCAAGGCCGCAGGAAAACCTCCAGGGTCCTTTTGCTGGCTATACACCTAATGTATCTTTATCTGATGTAGCTGAAGCAGTGGCGGATACTCTTGTAAATCCTACCCAAGGTCGAGAACGGCGCGAAGTTGTTTATCCTGCTTCTGGGGATGCAACCACAGCATATGCTAATAATAACGACTATTATATTTATTTTTATTATGTCCCAAGTGGTGGGGTGGTTGGGAAGAAAGAGAGTTTTATTAAATTTAAAGCTATTTTAACAGATTTCGATGATGTGTATGTTAGTTCTTGGAAAGAAGAAAGCATATATGGTAGAATGGATCCGATCTGTACTTTTCAAAGCACAAAAAGGAAAATTAATTTTGGCTTTGATGTGGTCGCAGGAACCTTGTCGGAGGCCATAGATAATTATAATAAGAGTAAAGCTTTGCTTTCATATCTTTATCCTGTGTATGAAGAAGTCACAGGTGAGAGTTTCAATGCGAGTTCGATTAAGTCCCCACCATTGTTGAAGATCAAATTTGCCAATTTCATTAATGAGAAAGTTGGAAATGCAAATTTACCTCTGGTTGGGAAGCTTGACGGCCTAAGTTATAGACCTGTTATGGATGTAGGATTCTTCGAAAACGGACGCAAGCTTTATCCCAAAGTTAATCAATTTACATGCAATTTCACTGTTTTACATACTCAAGAGCCAGTGTTGTCTGTGACTGACTTGGGGAGACCCGATTTGCGTCCACTAGTTGAACCAAGCAGTATAACAAAAGCAATTGAAGAAGGTAAATACGTCCCTAATTTAAAAGAAGGGAATGTAGAAAATCAAAACGACGCCATCCAGGCCCAACTTGAATCGGCCAGAGGCAATATTAATGAGAAAGGCATACTTAATAAGGGTATGAAATAAAATAGGGGGTCATAGATAGCAATGTCTGATAGATATGTACGCAGAAGGGTTTTTGAAAATAGGTTGCCAACATATAGGGAACAACGTAAGGACAGGAATGTTCGTTTAATTAGGCATTTTAGTACGCCCAATATGAGATATCCAGATTCTACCCAATTAGAGAGAATTTCAGCTATTAATCACGTTTGGTCGCATGGAGATCGTTATTATAAATTAGCATACGAACACTATGGAGAAAAAAACCTTTGGTGGTTGATAGCTTGGTTCAATATGGCTCCAACTGAGAGTCATTTGAACCCAGGACAGATAATACAAATCCCCATGCCCTTGGAGGTAGCTCTATCCTACATGAGGGACGCTTAGATGCTGGCAACGCTCTTATTAACAATCTTTATACTTATTAGTATCCTGCCCGGTTTAGCTTCTCAGGAAGAAGATCTACCAATTGGCTCCGCTCATCCAAATTCTCCCAATCTCGCGCAACGGATTGGTGGTGGCGTCGGTCGCTTGTTCAAAGGGGCTGTTGATCTTGGAGCACAAATTGCAGAGGGGGTAGGGGAATTATTTGAAGGTGAGGGTGGCGCATTTTCCCCAGAGGCAGCTGCCGAGATTAGGTTTCAAAAACAGTGTTTTCTGGCCTACAACATGTTAGGGTTGCACGAAAAAGTCTTAGAACATGAAGGGAGGAGTGGTGCTTTAACCCCTGCAGATAATCACACTGTGCTTTCTGGGGCTCCAGCTACTGAATTCACTTCTCTTATTGTTTCTAGGCCGGAAATACAACCACTATTGGAAGTCCGTCCCCAGCTTCTCTCATATCTAGTTCCCCATATCAGAATATATAAGGTATACGGCTCCCCTCAAACAGAGTTGGAAATGGCCGGCGCAATTCCGGACAATACGGAGGTAGAGTTTGTTTTTGAGACTCACCTTTCTAGAAATGATATTAACGAGATAACTTCTACTCGGTCTGGTAGACCCGGTGGGGTGGGTTTAGAAAGTTTTAGTTGGGAATTCATGGGGGTTAATCCTGCTGAAGTCGAAAACAATATTAGGGCCACTTTAAATGTCCACTTCAACAACATGAAGGACTTTGAGAGAAAAAGGGTATCTCTGGGCACTGGGTACACTTATCGATTTAGTGATCTTATAGTACCGGAACCCCTGTATCAGGCTGAAACAGTTGGTGATATCGATCGCGAAAGGCAGATTTTCAATCCAAAATTCTTTAGGTTGAAAGTTGTTTGCGGCTGGGCAACCCCCCCTTCCGATGGAGCGGAAAGAGAAACTTTTGAACAACTTCTGGACGGCACCAGCTATGACGAATTCATGGAGATGGTCAGGCTGAACAAGAAGGTTATGTATCTAAACATGATTAGACATAGTCTAAGCTTTAATCAAGATGGTTCGATGTCTTTGAGTGCCGAGTACCAGGCGGTTGTTGAAGGGACAATTACATCTCAAAATTCCAACATATTAAAGGTCGAACCAGGGCCCAATACCTTGGAAGCGAGTGTTGTAGTTGATCAGATTGGAGAAGATATACGTGCAGTCAGTAATGTTCAACGTTGTGCAGACACCGCCACTCCAGGCGCTAGAGGGACTGTCGCCCTTCCAGAAGGGGGTCGTGGCTCCGTCAGCGTTTTCGGTTCTGGCGTGCAAGAAGATAATATTGAAGAAGAGATGGAAAATTTAAGAGACTTACAAGAGGATATGGCCAGGCACCAGAGGGAAGCTGAACAGATTCGAGCATTGTATCAACGACAAGACCGCGCTTGCGCATATTCAAACTTAATGCAACGTTTGATGACAGATGATAGGATATTTAGAGTTTATGTAGAGCCACAAGCTTTGGGGTTAGAAAGTTTTCCATTTGGAGATGGTATAGAAAACCAAAACGTAACCCGTTCTGTGGCACGCACGGGACAGGCAGCATATGCATCGTTGGGGGGTTCCGGCCTCATGGAGCGGCAACAACCCGGCCTTGGCGAAAGATTGGAATCTGCCAGTGCCTCTTTATCTTGGTTGGCCGGCCTGGCTGGTATAGGCGCCGGAACTGCTGCAGGACAAGCTCAAACTGCCCGGGCCCAAGCCGAAATGGACATCGATCCAACCCTTTTGAGAAGAATGATGGCCATAAATCGCTTCTACGAGGGTGCATACTACACTGTTGAACGACTTGGTGATATGAGAAGTGTTACACAAGGAGATGTAACATGTGGGGATATTCTTGGTGTTATTGGTGCAATGGGAAATATGGGCAACTTGAATTTGAGTAGTATGGGCACTGCTGAGTTTGAAGAGCAGATGTCTAAAAACGAAGAGGAACTGGCTGCAGCAATCGCTAGGACAAGAAATTGGGTTTTGTTTGGAGATCCCGAATCTACAACGATTACGCCCGGAGCACCACTGGGTCTTAATTCTCCGGTCCTCCACCCTACCAGGGTACCAATTGATTTCATGTTTTTTGGAGATCTTCTTGATGCAGTCATGGAAAGCGACATGGGCTGGATAGAAGAAAACAATGTTGAAATATATTTAGGATCTTTCACATTCAACGATCCCAGGAACTATAATGCCGGCCAGCAAGGGAGCCCACCTGGACAGCCAGTGCCCTTGGCTTATATCCCCATCTCTATGGAGTTGTTTTCGATGTGGTTCTTGGAAGAAATAGTGGAAAAACAAAGAGAGTCCATGTCCCTAAGAAGTTTTATTAGGAGCGTCTTTGACAAATTGATTATAAATGCGTTTGGTAGTGAGTGTGTGTTTGATCCATCTGGGGGCTTTGTTCTTTCTCAAGAGACGCTGTCTGGTGTTCCGGAATTTTATACAATACCTAAATATAAGATTTATGATAACAATCTTGGACCCCGGGGGACTGTTGAATACCGACATATGTACGAGGTATTGAGGAATGAAGAGAACCCAGTGCATTTAATGGATTATCACAATGATACATTTGATGACTATGTTAATATAGTCATTTATCAAGCTCATGGTGAAGATGATTCTACAAACCTTGTTCACCAAAGGGACATGAACGAGGAGCCCTACGTTGAAATTGTAGAAAAAGATATAGATGAGGGAATATATCACTTAAATTTAGGCAGCGATCGGGGATTAGTCAAAACAATTAATTTTAGCAGATCAGATCAGCCTTACGACAGAGCGTTCAGGATGGAGGCTGCCGGCGATAATATAGACACACTCAGGGAACTATATCACGCTTCAGTATCGCTGTACGGCAACATGTTTTTCTATCCCGGTCAACATGTATATATCAATCCTTCCATGGTTGGTGTAGGCACGGTACCTGAATTATCGGCACTAACTACGAAATTGGGTATTGGAGGGTATTATCTAATAGTAAACGTTGAGAACATAATTGAAAGAGGGCTTTTCGAAACAAATTTGGAATGTAAGTATGTCTCGCCAGGTTTCACAACCAGTGGTGGTCAAGAAGAGAGAGGTCAGTGTGAAGCCAATGCAAAACTTTCTCGCACTTACCAAACAACAGATCCCACTAATGAGATAGATGAGCGATTATCGGAAATTGGGGAACTTGTTGAGACTGGTGTTGATTATGTCGTAGACAAGGCCAGACGATCTGCTGCAGCCATCCGAGCTTTCGGTGGCTCTCTCATCGGCGGCGACGGAGACTAGAAAATGGACCCAATAGCATTTAATAGCAAGAATAAGATGAGAAAGTCAGGGATTTTGTTTTATGGCAAAAGGATGTATTACAATAACATGATTTTGCAAAATGAAGAAAACTATCTCGATCTTTGGTATTCAAAGCCACTTTATGGTAAGGTGGATACTAATTTCGATGCCGTACACCTTTCGTCGCGACATTTGAAAAAACTAAATTCCAGAACTTTGCGCTTAGGTCCTGATCGTGTCATTCAGGTTCGAGACAAAGATGGGAGTGAAGAGTTTCGAGCGTTGAATTTTGTCGCTGATGCCTTTAAGGCCATGGCCGCATATTTGAGAGATTTAGAGATTAAAGGGAGGATAAGCAAAGACGTATTCTTCTATCCTTTAGTAGCACACAAGGGTTGGGAGGGGGTAAACAAACTTTATGATACGCATGCACAAGCACAATATCGTTCCTTTATCCGACAATATATGTTACCCGGCAAAGCGACACTAAACCGTCGAGTGACTAAGTATCAGGATTATTTACCTATTTTCAATGATTTTCTAAACATTACGACGGAACAGAGAGTTCCATTCACTAAAAGTGGGTTTATATTGAATCTGGACTGCCCTCACTCGATTAGCGGACTGGTAATTGAAATCGCAAAAGAAGGTGACGCATCAGACGACCGCAATAAATATAGTGCATATTTTAATAAAAATGGAGAAATGGCTTTATACCTAGATGTTGCAAAGAAGTTTGGCTTTTATGTTGATATGAACCTACCTTGGCGTTTGGTTGCGAATTTACAATCGCCAGCTTGGGAGGAGAACCCAATATTAAAAGAAATCATTGACAAATACTTTCCAAATGGTTATACTATAGAAAAAGTTTTCAATAAGTATTATCATAGATCGTTTGAGTCAGATGTTCAATCTTTGAAGGTATCCACGATGCAATATTATAACTCGCTTGTAAGCAAGAGGCCCGCATTTAATGTACCCAGGCCGTGTGAAAAAAATAACGGGAGGATAATAGTGAAGACAGTCCGTCGCCGGCCAATTTCTTTAGAAGAAGTAGAAAAAAGACAGGATGATCTTTTCTGGCTTCGTGCTTACATGCAATTGAGATTGAGAGAAATGCAGATTGATATTTCAAAGAACAAAATAACGCATGAGCTTAGAGAAATTCAACAGAGATATTCATCTGAGGGCTACAATGCTGCTTTGGATTATGTTGCAGAAAGAACAGCTTTTTATTTGGAAGAGCAATTGGGTAGATTTTTGTCTTTGAAAGAAAAAGGAGAAAACTTGTTGATTAATAGTCGAACACCTGATATAATATTCTAAATGTTGTTTCAGACACTAGACGATAAAGAACAATGCGTGGCAATTTACCTTGACGGAAAAATCACGGATGAATTGCACGGGGAACTCACGAAAACCTGGAATTATTCAGCATTCCTGGCAGACGAATCAATCGAGTATGCAAAGATTTATTGTGGCGGCAAATCACTAAGTGATGTCTGTCCCGATCACATAGAAGAAGACTGGAATAAGATCAACAACCGAATGAAAGCCTATCATCGTTCGTTCACCGAGGCAAAGATTGATCTACGACAAAACTGCTTCTTTGATCTTGTTCCAGAGCGATATCTCCTTACATATTACGATCTCCGAAACCATATCACAGGGTATGTCTTTGCAAATTACGAGAAACCAGCCAATTACGACCTAATCTTGGGAATGACGAAGATTGTGAACAAAATCAAGTACCAGAATCTAAATATTAATCTTGATGATGTCACAATCACACCAAAACTACGAGATTTCCTAAAAAAACACGATCCCTCGCGTGCGTATATCAATTATAATATATATGGGACAAAAACAGGACGATTGGCTACCGGTCCAGGCAGTTTTCCAATCCTGACGATGAAGCGAGATCTACGCAATATCATCAAACCTACAAATGATTGTTTTCTGGAGCTTGATTTCAACGCTGCCGAGCTTAGAACCGTCCTAGCTTTAA